CTGCTTCCGCTACACCAGCGCGACTAGAGTTCATGTTGCCAGAACCCATTGCCGCCATGTCTATACCAGTCAAAGTGTTTTCTTGTAGGTTACGGCGATCATCACGCATTGCGGCGTCTACTAAAGACCCAGAGTTTGCTGATGCGTAGTTCATAGCGTTACCGAGGCGGTCTTGCTGTGCCGCATTAGCCATGCCCTGATACTGTCCGTACAATGAGTTTGCGTTGTTACCAAAGCCAGCTGTATTGCCCATCATGGCATTACCACTGTTCATCATGTTAGTACCAAAGTTGCCCATAGTATTTGCAGTGCCTGTCTGGAACTGGTTAGGGGCGGCTAGGGTTTGGCCTTGGTAGGCTCCAGTGTTTAAGACACCATCTAGTGCACCTTGACTGCCTTTTAGGTTCGCATCCACGTATGGCTTGTATTGGTTAAACGCCGCCATCTTTGCGGCATTTGCTTTGTCCATAGATTTTGATTGCATCTTTGAGCCAAGTAAGCTGGCTCCAGCACCTATAATTGCGCCCCACATATAATATTCCTTTTATTTTATACAGCTATCCAAGCTGTGCCATTGTAGACAACAAGTTTAGATACGCCTGATCCTAGTGGTTCCCAAGGGTACACGGCATAACGCACCATGCCCTTTCTTGGGTTGGCAGGTTCTCTGTCGGTTACTTGGGTACTTGCGTCTGCTAATGATTTTATAGACGCTTCGATCTCTCGTAGTTCTTCCTGTAAGTAGTTGGGGAGGAACTCTGGAGAGAGTGTTGGTGCTTGGCGTCTAACATAAGCAGACACCAGCATATTAATTTTATCTGAGATAGCCATTGTTATCTCCTACCAGTCACAGTGATCTCGACATCCATACCCGTAAAGTTGAAGTCTTTGTCATCTGTGGTTGCCAGCTTGTACGACAAGTATCTGCCAGACATACGTGCATCTACTTTGTAGTCAGTAAGAGCATTAAAGGTTACTGCACTGCCGTAGTTAGGGGTGGCATGAGGTGTATCGGCAGCTCCAAAAGTAAAATTAAACTGACCATTAGAACTGTCAGTAGATACTTGTGGGGCTAGTCTGGAGATAACCTTGTAGCCTGTCAGTGGTATTCCTTGTTCATCAAGGTCAAGACCTACACGTTCTATAAAGAACGGCTTAGATACTGCCGTGTCTATAGCCTGTGATAGACTACCTTTTTCTATCAAGTCGATACCATAGACCTTACTGTTAGCTACCCCACCCCCAGCTTTCGCTAGGACAAGTGGGTGTCTTTGGTATGGGCTTTCTTGAGAGTGGTATGAGCCACCTACAGTTTCATAGGTAGTCGTAGCGTCTGCATATGTTGACGCTGTGTTTACGTTGGCTTCAGCACCAGAGACTACGTTAGGTAGATCATAGAATGACCATATGTCTTCTTTGTAGTTGTAGACAGCGGCTCGGTTACATGCGTCACCATCTGCGTATTCAGCCATGTCGTCTCCGCTGTGGTAACAGAAGTATACCTCTTCGAGCATTGAGTTATGTAAGACAAAACACTGTTCAGTCTTAGAGTTGTCTAGGCCGTTAAAGATGTAGTCTCGGACTCGACCATCGCATATAGACTGGCGTGTGTTGCCATCGGTTACATATATGTCATCCCTGTCAAAGACGTAGTGTCTACCTTCGATCTCTTGTATGCAGTTCTGGTTGATTACCCCAGCGTCATCAAAGAGTTTCCTAAAGTTAAATATGAATGCACCACCGACAAACTCCATCATCCACACTTGGTCTTGTGAGTAGACAAGGAAGTTGGAGCCTAAAGTAGCACCATCAACTATGGGGGTCTTCATTTGCACTAGGTCATTAAAGCCAGCACTGTTGGTTAAGTCTGAGGCATCCCATGTACTAGGGACTTGGTTAGCTAACACGGGGTCACTAAAGCGAACTCTGTTAGGGAAGTCCGTACCGCTTTCCACTGTTCCTAGTGCTAACAAGAAGTCACCATATGATCTCATGGCTGTCGTGGTTACGCCACTAGGCCAGTTGGTCAATGCAGTAAAGTTAGTTGCGCTGGGTACTCTATGTACTGGCACAGTGTTTGATCTGTTGATATACTGGACGTCTGCAAGTATTGTAGCTGTCACGGGTGTAATAGACGATGCAGACAGTGAACTGTTAAACTTCTGGGATAGGACACCATTAGTCATCTCAAAGATGTCAAAGGTATCATCCACCACTATAACTGTATCAAATCCCGTGAGGGCATCAATCCCATAGATAAACTTAGGAGTGACAGTAAGGTTGCCTGAGATGCTCCTGTATACTGGTGCTCTTGTTACTTTGGCTTCATTGAACCTTACGTTCTTGGCTCTAGTGTAGGCATTTATGGGTAGGCTGTATGGGTCGATGTCTGTAATGACACCAACAGACCCAAGCCCACGGATAGGGAGGTTAGTCATGGGCTACTACTCCGTTCTTATGTTTTCATTATGTATGCTAGGGCATAGTACGGAGGTCTGTTCTCATGGGCAGTTCCGCTACCAGTGTTGTTCGTTGTACCACTTACAGAAACTGTGTGACTGTGGTTCCCAGCAGACCCAGTGTTTACGTTTCCGTAGGCAGGATCATTGGTTGCAAAGACTGTTGCCGACCCATCTCCCCCACGTGGCCCATACCAACCAGATGAGTGACTGTGTGCACCTGTAGTATTCGTAGTACCAGTGCCACTAAAGCTGTGACTGTGGGCTGGTAGGTTGGCTGTAGATAGGTTGACAGCATCAGTACCACCAGTGGCGTTGACTGCATAGGATGAACCAGCACCCACCACAAACCGATTACGAAGGTCTGGGGTACTGTTGGAGCCATTACATAAGACCCAACCAGAAGGGATCGCTGAGACTGCCCCAGACCACATAATGATACCACCAGCAGGGATAGCTCCACCAGCGGCTAGTGTATTCAGCTGTGCTGTCGTGGCAGTCAATCCGTCTAGCTTATTGATCTCTGATGTAGACGCTGTGACACCATCGAGAACATTGATTTCTGTGTGTGACGATGTGATTGCACCAGTGACGTTTGGTAACGTAGCTTTGATGGTAGACTTTAGAAGTCGTAAGTGGTCATCAGCTTGCGCCAAGCCGTCTGTGGAGGCTGGGTTTGAGGCGTTAAGACTGCTGATGTAAGTTCCTGTTTCGAGTGCCATATCTGGGGTTCCTCTGTTGTGTTTCTGGGGATGGCTCTTGTTTCGAAGGCCGAACAACAACAACAACAAGAACAACCTTTAGCCTTCTTTTTGAAATTGATGTATTATTAAGGGTACTGGGGGTCTAAAATCCTGTGAACCTATAAAAATCTAGGGTCGATCCATGCTAACCTGTTGTTTTCTATGTATAAGTACAGGTGAAGGATGATGTATCCCTCGTCAACTGCCAGTATAAATAGGAATGACAAACCATAGACATTAGACATTGATGGGATTTTTATCTGGTTGTGCCATATATGCTTTTAAGCAAACATTGGGACATCTTCAGACACCTTTAGTAATCCCAAGACAACCCAAGACAACTAATGACTCTTACGCGTTCCAGTATACCCCAGACACTACAGACAAACCGACGACGTACAATAGACATAAGACAACACCAACGACCACCACAATAGAAAGACCTATGATCTCTGGTTGTCTTTGGTTCTCTATAGTCATCTTTAGTTGTCCTTAGTATCTATAGTCGTCCTAGTCTTTGTCTTTAGTTGTCTATAGTTCTTTATTGTTTGTCATGGAGAGGATGTTCTTAGTAGTCTATAGTAGTCTATAGTAGTCTCTTGACCTGAGGAGCATCATTCATCAAGGGAAGTCTGAGGGATGTAGCTCTACTCAGGTCATCACTAGCCTGTATAGTCTGGCTTGTGGTCTCTATCCGTCGTATATCTTGTGTCTTTCTCTTCTAAAGGGTGACACAAGTATGACGTGTGAAAGTAATTAGCATATATGGCAAATAATGTGTTGACGTGGGATTCCTATATATGGTAATCCTTTATTACACACGAAGGCACTTGCCTGACTTAAGATGGGCGACAGGCCGCAAGGTGTGGCAGGGGACTGTAACTCCCTCGCGGAGACGCACGCCTGGTTCGATTCCAGGGTCGCCCACCACTTACTCCCAGGCGGTTAAATTTTGAGGGTTTAGATAAAAACCAAAAGAA